CGTCCGTCCTCATGAAGGCCGTTGTTTCGGTTTCGAACCCGAACCTTGCCGTTGCAAATCAGATGGGGTTTGTGAATCCCCTTTCTGTTGCATGGGAAGCAGTTCCTTTTAGCTTTGTCGTAGACTGGTTCTCCAATGTCGGTCAATGCCTATCGGCTATGACTGACTTTTGGGGTTTCACAGTCGAGGACGGCTTTACTACTTCTTTTATGCAGATGACTCGGGATAATCTAGATTCCTCCGACTTCTCTACCGTCCCCATTGGTTATCGTGGTTATATCCACGAGATCACTAAGGGCGTCAGAGTCGTCCGGACTCCAGGTATCACCGGGCCCTCCCTGAAGATGAGCCCGTTCCACGGGTTTTCTCCAACGAGGGGAGCTACAGCAATCTCGCTGTTAGTTCAACAACTGGCTGGTTTGAAGAAGTAATTCTTCCTTCTAGCTACGAGGAAAATGCTATATGGCATCGATCGCAAACATCACGGTCAAAAAGGCCGACGGGACCACCGACATCGTTTGGACCGCCATCGCCGCATCTGGTGGAGACAAGTCTCCTGCTTACTGGCGCTCTGATACCGCTCAAGGGACCATGGGTCAACGACCCGTGTTCTCTTGCGTGGCTCGAAGCAACGGCGCAGGTAACTTGCGTCGTGTGGACGTTGCTGGGAAGTTTCCCAGCGTCTACACGAATGCTTCCACCGGCCAGACCGAGGTCCGTGGCACCATGACCATGCAGGGCAGCTTCGCTGTCCCGCAGGATGTGGTTGCCACGGACGTGAACGAGTTCGCTTCTCAGATCTCAAATCTGATCGCGAGCACGCTCATCAAGAGTTCCGTTTCGTCCGGCTTCTCGCCGACCTAACGGCCCTTTCACTCGTTCTGGAGTTGCCTTGATTTCACATTACGTGAAGAAGGTGTCCCTCGAGCTTTACGAGGGACTCGCCACACCTAAGTCTTTAGCTGCTTCAATTCTGCTAAAGCACGGTGAATGGGATCAGCTTGCTCAGCTGAGTGCCGATCCCAGCATGTACGTCGACGCTACCAGCTACTGGCGTGATGCCAGCGCTGTTGCGTTTCTCAAAAAGTATGAACCTTTACCTACTTCTTTCGACCGTAAGGCCGTTGCTGAAGGTAATTTCGTCCTTTGTGAGCGTGCATGCTTTCGTACCAATAGACGCCTCTACCCCTTCATCGTGGATCTAAAAGACCCCCTTTGTCAAGGTGGCGTGTATTCCTTTTTTAGGAATGCACGGAAAATAGTGGCTGATATATTGGGTCCGTGCCCTGACATCGTTGATGGCAGGTTTGGGCCTGGTGCGACGTTTGGCGATAGAGGTCGGATGACTACGGTCCCCGATAAGATTTCTAACGTACCACAATTTACCCCCGACGCTTGGCCATTCCTCGTACCTTGGAGTGGCACGATGTGGGCTTCCGCCTGCGTCGACGTCGGGAAGGTGCCGCAATCAGTTCGCGGGAACCGTTTTACAACGGTTCCAAAAGACGCTACTAAGCACCGTGGCATCGCCATTGAGCCTAGTATTAACGTCTTTTATCAACTCGCCTATGGCAAGGTGATTCGCTCTCGATTGCGCCGTTGGGGTATTGACCTCAACGACGGGCAAGCTATCCATCAGCAACTTGCTTGTGGAGCCTCACGCAGAGGCGATCTTGCTACGTTAGACCTTAAAAACGCTAGCGATACCGTTTGTAGGAATTTGGTAAAACTCCTACTCCCCTCCTCTTGGTTCTCCGTATTGGATAGCCTGAGGTCGAAGTTTACTTTCTTTAAGAGTGAGAGTCATCCCACTCTCTTAGAAAAGTTCTCTTCGATGGGAAATGGTTTCACCTTCGAACTAGAGACACTCATCTTCTTGTCGATATCCGCTGCTTGTTGCGGGTCCGACAAGATTGGAAAGAGCCTCTTTGTCTTCGGTGACGATATTATCGTTGAAACCGATAGCGCGAAGGATGTGATTGCCGCCCTTGAGTTTTGTGGCCTCGAGACTAATATCTCTAAGTCATTTACAGAGGGTTATTTCCGAGAAAGTTGTGGTGGTGACTTCTTCAATGGTATGAAGGTTCGTCCTTTCTATCTAAAAGATGACCCAGATCAGCCTTTCTCGCGTATGGCTTTGACTAACGGCCTTCGTCGGAGTGTAGACTCCGATCTTGGTCGCTGGCTCTGCCTGCGGTCGTCCTGGCACGAGGCCCTCTCGGGTATCCCAAGGGAGCTTTCTCGTCTTCGTGGGCCTTCAGTCCTCGGAGACATCTGTGTCCATGACGATGATGCTAGTAAGTGGTTAACACATACTAAGCATGGCATCAGGTACATTCGGTGCGTTAAGGCCTCACCTAACCTTTCGGTTAGGTGGAACCGTTTCGCCCCTAGTGTAACCCTAGCGAGCGCCGTATACGGACAAGCCTGGAACTCTGGGTATGTTTTACCCCGTGATCCAGTCCTTAGTTATCGTATAGGCGAGGTACCCTTCAGTTGAAGGTTTCCCGGCTAATCACCGG